TTATTTAAATCTTCTAAATTAATATTGATACCATTTCTTTCCATATCAGATAGCACAACTAAAAACTCATTCATCATTTTAATTGTCATTAATAAACCTTTATTCTTTGGTAATCTAAAGTCTGCCATTTGAGAATCAAATAGTCTTCTAGTTATTTGTACATCAATCTTACCATACTCTTCTACAACTTCTGCAGGTATGTTTTCAAATGATATACCTCTATCCATATATTCTTTTATACTACTATCTTTAGAACCTATCTTTCTTCTACGACAAGACATCTCTAATGTTAAACTTTTTCTGATACCTCTATTAAGTATATACTCTCCCAGCATAGTATCATATACTCTACCACTATATTTAAATCCAGATTCTAATAACCACATGAGATCAAATTTAATATTGTGACCCACTAGCAAAGTTGTTTTATCTAATATAGATTGTATATTGTGATAGCAACCTTTATCTATTCTCTCACTATGATTGGTAAAATAATACTCATCGTTAATACCTACACTAACCAATATATTATCTGGATGAAATGGTGATGGATCATACCCACCATTCTCTGTTTTTTGATATGATGTTTCTACGTCTACTGTTGTTATCATATTTGCCTTTCTGTTAAACTTCGTATCTACTAATTGATCTTCTAATTGTGCAATTTGGTTCACCATGATAGCCATTAATTTTATTTTTACTTACACATAATGTTCTTATTTTATTTTCTGTATCACTATTAGCATTTCTACCTATACCAATAATTAAATCTGCTTCAGCTGCTTTACCTGTTTTAGAGTTTTCCATCTGACTAAATGATATACTATTTCTATTATCTGCATCTGCTGATGCTTGTGATATTGCAATAACAGCACACTCTCTACGTTTAGCTATCTCTCTTACACTTGTGTATATTTTTCTTAACTTTTCATCTGTTCTGGCAAATGTGCCTGTAACATTAATCTTATCTAATTGATCTATAACTATTATATCTGGTTTATGCTTTTCGCAGTGTGCATCTATATCCTCTATTGACCAATCAACTGTGTCAAACATACTAATATTATCTTTTATCTCAGACCAAACTCTTTGTGCTATATCTTTTTCATGTATTATTTCTTCTCTAGTCATACCTGTATAACAAGATATTGCTCTCATCTGTGTACGAATAGCAGGTTCTTCATTTATAAATGCATGAACCTTTGCACCTTGTTCAGCGAAACCTTGCGGACCAGTACAAAGACTAACCCAGAATGCTGTCTTACCTGTCTCTGGTCTAGCAAAGGCTATCATAAGATTACCACCACCAATACCACCAACATTCTCTTTTAATACAGGTATATTAAACTTCCATTTAGTTGTTACATCTAGTAAATTTAATACTTCACCGACATCATTTGTAACTGCAGGTACTTTCTCATCATCAACATTGCTTTTATGTTTGTCTATCATACCTGTTATATCTGCAAAGTTTGCCTCCTTACCATTAAATATTTCTGTAGCTTCTACTGCTATTCTTTGTGCAAGATCTCTATCAGATAGAATACGCATTATATCTTTTGCTATTTCTTTGTTAGGCTCTTGTGTTTCTCTGATGTCTTCTATTAATTCACTAAATTTTTCTTTTGCAGCTCGTGTTAAAGCAGGATTAAATATAGCTGTGTGTAAAGAATATAACTCATCAACTTTTATATCTTCTTCATATTTTTCATGTGCTTTTTGTATTGTGTCATACAAAGAACTTATATCACCCGCAAATACTGTTGGTGATAATGTACCCTTGTATTTTGTATAAAATTTTTTATTAAGCATAAGCCTAATCATTTGCTTTTCTATCATGCAACTCCTTTTCTAAATTTTCTATTGTATACTGTGATTTAATTTTATTCAATCTTAAATCTTCATTTTCATTTTTTAATCTTTTAACTTCTGCATACAAAGCCATGATCTCTGCTATCCTATCATCTTGTGTTTTCTTAGTTTGTTTTTTAAGCCAATCAATTTGCTTTTGCTGTTTATCAATTACTTCCTCAAGATCAGCAGGTCCTCTATCTAGATTTATCGACATCCCCATACTCCTTTCTTAGTAATAATTCTATTGTATCTAATATAGATTGATCTCTTTGTGTCCATTCTGATCTATTCATATCAACTATATCATACTTCCAACTATTCCAACTATCTAGTATTTCTTTTTTCATATTATCGTCCATAAAACATCTCCCTTATTTGTTCTGTATCAAAGTATTTTAAATCATCTTCTAATGGTTTTACTATTATATTTTCAAATCCAGATGATCTTAAATCTTTTGCCATGTCATATGCTTTTGTTGTAGCATCTCTATCTAAACATATATATAAATTCTTGTAAGGTTTTAAATGAGACTTCTGTACTGATTTTAACTTTGTACCCATGATTGCAATACCTGTCAGTATATTAGACACAGCACAAGCTGATGGGCAATCTTCTACAATAACTGCATCATTACACTCACCACATTTAAATGGAACATCTTTGTTACCATACATAAACCATTTAGGAAAATCATTTTTATTTAGTGATCTACCTACTGCACCCACTATCTTATGTGACATTCTATTCTTGACTAAGAACACAACTCTATTCTGCTTAACATCATACTTAAAATCTGCACGGCCCCAAGACCAAGACTCCCAACAATTATTATTAGATAACCAACGCATAGCTTTTTCATTTGAGTATATTGATTGGAAGCTATCTGGTATTTTAAAATTAACATCTTCTATATGTAATTCTTTATTACCATGAAATACTCTTTCTACATACTGCATATTTTTTTCTCCTTGTTTTCTACCTTTAGCACTACATGAAGCATGAAAGCAATACCAACCTATTTTATTTTCTGTTGTATCTATTGATAAAGTATTTTTACCACCACAGAATGGGCAATCCATTCTAGTCTGTGTATCATTTGGTACTGATAATCCCTCTATGACTGCTAACTGTTGTTTATAATTCAAGCTGTTAGTTCCTCGTAAGTAAGTGTATATCTATTTGGATCATAGAAGTTTCCATCATCTTCTATTTTCATTAAATTATGATTTAGATATTCTGCTGTTTTATTTTCTATATCAGTTACTGTCGGCTCGTTTTCGAATGGTACTATTGCTGTTGCTTCTATTCCTAGTCCTACTAATCTTATTTTGTATTTTTTCATTATGATTTTCCTTATCATCATTTGATTGATTTGTCAAGTCATTTTCTTTATTTATTTTTTTATAATACTTTGGATGTTTCCAAACAAATGACATACTAATAAACCTTTGTTGATTTTTTATTTCTTTGTTTTCTGTATTCACCATACCATGATATATCTCTACCATTAGCTAGACACCATTTATAATGATTCTCTAGTATTTTTCTCATTCCATCTCCGTACATTAGATTCTACCCTTTCTTTCTTTTCTTGTTACATATGGTAATTTAACAGATGCCTCACTATCATTTTTCTTTTTACTTGTCCAAGTTACATACACATGGTCGTCATTACCCTCTGGTTTACCACCATATTTTATTATAGCTTTTTTCAAACTTCTAGCTTCAATAATTTTTTTATCTCCACTAACTCTTTCAAATGTATACTCTCTCATTATTTCTCCTTTTTATTTTTCATTACTACTTTTGTTATAATATGATACGCTATTATTGATGCAATACTTAATGCAATTATACCAACTAATAACATACCTAATCCATATGATGCTGTCATTAATGCTCCTTGTAACTTACTTGTTTTATTGAACGACTCCAACAGGCACGGCAACTGCCACACTCACCATCTTGTTTATAAGCAGGACATTCTCTACCTATTGCTTTTTTATCTTTATGTACACCAGAAGTCCACTTCCAAAACTTAGGTGGTGGACTATCTACTTTTATTGCTGATACACGCAAACATAAATTCTTTGGCACATCTTCTTCCTTGATATCTTTAATAAACTGATACTCTCTTGTAGCTAACCAATATCTTATATGTGGTGTTAGCTCACATACCTCAAATATCTTCATCATGTGACTAAAAGATTGTAGATCACCAGAATCAAACCACCTATGATATCTTCTAATTTTATCTAGGTTTTTATATTTTAATGTAAG